GTCGAACTCGGGTTCATACTCTTTCATCTTATTCATGAGTTGATAGTTCATGAAATTTTTTACTCGTTTAGCTTGGTCATCTTTTTGTTTATTGGGTGCACCCATAATTTGAGTGTGCACTGGACCTGTAGCTGGAAGTAATTCTTTGTATGCTTGTGCTTGAAACTGTGTTACTGCTTCAGCTAACACAGGGTGAGTTGCACCGCTTGCATTTGAAAATGGTTGAGATCTTGTCTCGTATTTAAATCCTAATAAATCTAAACCTTTTGTGTATCCATCTTCCCAGTCTTTTCTAGATGCTTTGTACTGTGTGTAGTTTTCAAAAAGTTCAGAACCTAATCTACCTAAAACTTCTTCAGGTAATAAGTCTGCTAAATTATCAAAGTGTTCGTTAGTGCCTGGTTGATTTATAGCTTCAGGATCAAAACTAATTGTTGCACCACCATCTTCTTCTGGTGTTACTTGAACATCTTGAGCACCTTGTGCTTCTTCAACATTTTCTTGAGATGCTTCTACAAGCTCTTCTTCACTAGGTAATTCTATTTCCTGCTTTACGTTTGGTAAAGACTTGTCTATTTCTGACATTGTTTTTCTCCGAGTTCGAAACCACTATAGTCCTTTTTCCAGGAACATTCAACCCCTGTGGATGAGGTCCTCTTTCTGGTGGAATCGTAGTTGTTAGTTTTTTAGTCATCTAATAATCCTATTCCTTGTATTGCTAATGATGCACCGAGTCCAGCTATACCTGCTCTAGACAATAATCTTAGTGCTGGTTTAGACAAACCTAAACTAGCAAATTTTCTAAAAGCTGACGGTAGTCCTCTCGTTAATCTCGGTGTTTGTTCAGCAAATATTGGATATGTATAGTTTAATGGATCTGTTGCAATGTCTGCTAGTGAATCTCCTTCAGACACTTGTCTTGTAATATCTAATGCAGCTAATGGTGCTAATACTCCAGGTGATGCTGCAATACCTAGACCTCTACCTAATACTCTTCCACCAGTTCTTATTAATCCTTTTTGTTCAACACCTAGTCCTCTTGATCTACTAGCTTTGATTGTTGATGGAGCACCAAGTGCTGTTGATGCAGCTAATGATGCTCCTACCGCTGGTAGTTGAAAATCTAAAATATCTGGTTTTTCCATGTCTGTTGAAATGGGTTGAGTTACCATGTCAACCAACATATTTTTTTGTTGATCCTCATTTGATAAATAAGTTGTTGGGTCATCATTTCTAAATTCTTTTACAAGTGCAGCCGCAGCTCCACCAGCAAGTCCTGCTACACCAAATGTTTTAAAACCACCTGATCTTAAAAACCCTAAAGCTGCTGTTTTTAATTTTTGCATACCAGTGCTTGTTGCTGGAGCTTGTTCAAAAACTTGTGCTGCTTTTACAGGATCATTTTTTATTGCA